GGATCGAGCGAAGGCGGAGAAGGCTTGGCGGAAGATCGACCCTGCTCTGCACCCTGTGATCATGGCGGCGCTTCCGAAGCACTGCCGACAACGTGATTGGCTGAAGGACAACGGCCAGTTCGTTCCGCTGCCGGCCAGTTGGCTCAACGGGCGACGATGGGAAGACGAGATAGCCCCTGATGCTGGCCCGGCATCGAACTTCACCAACCTCCCCAAACACACCCCCGACATGTACCAGGACCGCGACGATGGCAGAGCAAATTTTTAACTTCTGGCGTAAACCCAACCGCAAGAGCGAAGAAAGCCCTTCTCTTCGCTGCCCGGTTCACGGTGACTACCACGCGATCCAGGTGGAGCAGTTTGATGGCAGCTACTTGACNTGGTCTTGCTCNCGGTGTGTTTGGGATGGGGTGANTCNCGGGCCGGGGAGCGAGGAGTTTTCGGTGGCNCTGGCTGAGAAAACCCAACGCAAGATCAACGAGTTGCTGGTTGGCTCTGGCATCCCCGCTCGCTACCGGGCCAGCACTTTCGAGACTTACCGCACCGATGGCAAGGCGGAGAAGGCGGCGGTGCTGGAAGCATGCCGGGAGTATGCCGAGCGATTCGTGGAGAACTTCCAGGACGGCCGCTGCCTCTTGCTCCTGGGCAACCTTGGGACGGGCAAGACCCATCTCGCGTGCTCAATCGTCCAGTACGTCGTACGGAACCTTCAGGCCCAAGCAGTGATCACCTCGGCGTCGGAAATAATCCGTGTGGCTAAGGGGGCGATGAATCGGGCNGCGAAGTACACCGAACGGGACGCTCTCGAAGANCTGGCGGGCTTCGACCTGTTGGTGATCGACGAGCTNGGCGCNCAGAGCGGTACCGAGTACGAATTGGGGCTGCTCCANGAGGTGATTGACCGCCGGTATCGGGAGATGCGGCCTACGGTGGTGGTTTCGAACATGAGCGCGCAGGAGGTCGCCAAGTACATCGGTGATCGTGCGGTGGATCGTCTCCGCGAGAACGGCGGCAAGGCTGTTGGNTTCACCTGGGGCTCCGCTCGCCGGGAGGTTCTGGAGTGAGCCGAGAGCTGTACAGCGAAGAGGCTGAGTTCGGCGTNCTCGGCGCTATCTTGCAGTCCGCGCTCCAGCAGAATCAGGNGCTGGTTGACGAGGCCTTGTCCAGCGTGACCGCTGCCGATTTCTACTTCGAGGATAACGCCGCGCTGTTCCAGGCGATCAAGGATTGCTACGAGGAAGGGATTCCCGTCGATCCGGTGACCGTNGGAGTGGTCCGCGANGTGNTGCCCAGCGGCGCGAAGCTCATTCCCTATGCCGGGAACATTGCCCGCAATGTGCCTTCGGTGGCGAACTGGAGGACGTACGTCCGGCACGTCCGGGAGCGGGCCATCCTGCGTTGCTTGATCGACACGGCCGAGTCGGTGAAGGCCTCCGCCACGGATGACCGACCGTTGCCTGAGATCATCGCCAGAGCGCAGCAGGCGATGGCGGACCTGCGCGACCTCGATGACGAGGCGCCGAAGTACAAGCGGCTCGACGAGGTGATGCTCAAGGCTGTCGACGTTATCGACGACAAGTTCAACGGCCGCGCGCCTCAGTGGCCCGGCACTGGCCTGGCCGATCTCGACAANCTGGTGCGCGGCATCCGCCCTCGGAANCTCACCGTTATCGCCGGCCTTCCCGGCAGTGGCAAGACCACACTTGCCCTGCAAATCGCCCAGTACAACGCCTGCGAGGCGGGGGAGCCGTGGCTGGTGTTCTCCCTGGAAATGCCCGAGGAGGAGTTGGGCGTGCGCTCAATCGCCTCGCTGGGCGGAGTGGACCTGAAGCGCCTGGACGATCCGCAGCAGTTGGGTGACGACGACTGGCCGCGCATCACATCTGCGGTGGCCAAGGCCAAGGGGGCGCCCTTGTTCATCTGCGACGATCCCAACNTGACCGCCAGCCAGATCCGCAGCACCGCGCGGNGTGTCAAGCGTGAGCACGGCCTGGCCGGNATCGTCGTTGACTACCTGGGCCTGATTCCACCAGAGGCGAAAGGGCGCACGCGCAGCGAGGAAGTGGGCAAGACCAACAAGTCGCTGTTGCGCCTGGCCAAGGAGCTCGGCGTTCCAGTCATCGAGCTGGCGCAGCTCAACCGCGACTCGACCAAGCGCCCCGGTAAGCGCCCGCAGTCGAGCGACCTGCGCGACTCGGGGGAGATCGAGGCCGACGCCAGTTGCATCCTGATGGTCCACCGGGACATGGACAGCGAGGCCGGCCAGAACGGCATCACCGAGATCCTGATGACCAAGTGTCGACACGCGCCGCCGGGCATGTGCCTGCTCCAGCAGCAGGGCATGTACGGACGATTCGTCAACTTCGCCGGCTCACGCGAGATGAGCCAAGAGGATCTCGAGATGGGGCGTAGCTACTTCGCCAACAAACACGGCAAGAAAAAGGGGAAGGCCGCATGAGCAACGTACAACCGATGGCACCCCGCAAGGTCATGACCAGGCTGGAGCGGGAGTTTCTTAAGGTGGCCGGCCAGGAGCTGGCGCAGGTCAAGGTGGGCGGTGCTGCTGCCTTGGCTGCGCTGTTGGTCATGATCGCCAACTGGCACGGCGACCGCGGCACTCTGGGTTTTCACGACTATGGCCGGCTCTGGTTGCTGGACGGCAATGCGAAGGGCGCGGCGGTGGAAGCGCTGCTGCGCGATCTGTTTGGCCTGAACGGTCCGGGGGCGGCATGAGCAGAACTCGAACCTACGTGGACAAGCTGCTGGGCGATACCGAGTACCTCCTCGAGCAGTGGGGGTGGTGGCGAATGGATGGAATGGGGGTTCCCGGATATGTGTCGCCGGCCGCCGCTATCATGAGCCAAGCCATGCCAATGTCGAGCCCCAAGGCCTACCACGTCACTGATGATATGGCCTTGGCCGTCGACCGGGTCATTGCTCGACTCATCGACAGGGCGCCGCAGGCCGGCGACTTCGTGTGGCTCTACTACGGCGCGAAGTGGCCGGCCCTGCGCATCGCGCGTGAACACCAGATCGGCGAGGCCAAGGTCAGGGAGACTTTGAAGTTGGCGGTGGGCTGGGTCGATAGCGCTCTGGAGCGGTTCCGCGAGAGCGCTTGAAGAAATAGTTTTACGCGCGGAATTAAGGGTGTTTTCATACCAGCGTGAATTGCTGTGAACGCAGCGTGACTCACTCGAAACCCGGCCTTGGCGCCGGGTTTTGCACATTTGCGGCTTTGGTGCCAAAATCGTCTTGCCGCTGATTGAAAGCTGCATGCAAATGCCCCGCATGTGCCTTGCTAGAGATAAGTGGTAGGCCCGGTTCCCCACGCCGGGCTTTTTTGCATTCGGAGGCCATAAACTCGGTAGACGGCAGCCTCACCTGCCACATCGGGCTGTAAGCAAAGTGACGGGTTACCGACCCACAAGGTCTTCATCTTTGATACCGTACCAGCGTTGTCTCTGGGAGATTCAAAGAATGAAAGGAATATTCTTAGGGCTAATGCTGGGAATGAGCTTTCTTGCGGGATGCACAAGTTTTCTAACAGTCTCAGAAAAAGAGTCTCAGAAGAGTAACTTTATCGATGAGTTCTCCCGCTATTTCAGTAATAAGCTTATCTACCCACCGACACTTGCCGCCTTGAACATAGAGGGGCAGGCGACTGTTTTGTTCACCTTCGATAAGCAGGGATTCCTGACTCGCTGTGAGGTGCTGGACACTGGATCGCTAAGTGACGGGTCTGCAAATCTAAAGAGGCTGTTTGGCCAAAGTGTTATTGATGTTTGTAAAGTTGGTGGCTTTCCAGTTGCCCCGTTGCTCATGACCGGGGACGAGGGCTTTCAGGCAAAGAAGACTTTCTACTTTCGAATGCGAGATCCTGAAAGCGGAACCTCCGAGTCTTCGGCTCCAAGTGATCTCGTAAATTAGTATATTGCATGACAAGATAAATAGGAGAGGATTGAGGCTCCTCGCCAATGCAGGTGGAGCGTAGGATGCGCACAGGGGTAGTGGCCCCTGCCACCTGCTCCACCCTTGATCGCAGTCAAGTAGGATGGAGCTTTACCTGTATACAAGGGGTATGTCGAGGGTGAGAAGCTATCTGCTCTCTTGAGAATGATTCTCGGCTGTGTAAAGCTGTTTGAGACGGATAGTGAATGGAGATTGACTTCTAATGGTTAGTAAATGGACTTTTCTTATCTTTCTTATTTTTTCATCGGTAGCGTGTGTGCATAAAATGTCCGATCCCGAGAGGAAGGAACGGATAAATAGATTCTCAAGTGAGTTCTCTAAGGACTTTGCTAATAAACTCGGATATCCTGAGGTTCTTAGGAGGTCTAAGCTGGAGGGGGATGTAACAGTTACATTTACTTTTAACTCTATTGGGGCTTTGAGTAAGTGTGAGGTGGAGTTTCTCTCTCCTGCTAGTCGTGCCGATGTTCTCGGTGCTAATCATGTTATTGCGCAATCTGTTTTGGATACGTGCAATAGAAATGATTTTCCGCGCTTGCCTAAGGTACTATTAGATGAGGATAGAATTTTTAGAGCGAAGAAAAAATTTTACTTCAAGATATCTAAGGTTCCTCTTGGTGAGTCTGAGAAATTTAGAGTGCAAGAAGGGACGTCAAGCGATCTTGACTAATGAGCTATTCACTCTTCCAGCTCTTGTAGTTCCGTCAGTAGGCCTGTAACTCATCGCAATATGGACAGCCGGAGTCGAACGTAGGCCACCTACTTCAAATTTTCTAGCCCAGCCATAGCGCTGGGCTTTTTCATTTCCGCCGCAAGGCAACCCAATACGCAGCTAGGCCGGTACAGCCGAAAGGCGGATGTCCGTTCATCCGTCCGCCCCGCTGCGCTCCTTTTTCCAGGTGAACAGAGCGGATCAGATGAATGAGATTGATCTTGATGACAGCCTGCGCGACCTGGTGATGGTCAATGACGGCCAGGTCGTAACGACATCGCTGAAGGTGGCCGAGCGTTTCGGAAAGCGGCATGACACAGTGCTTCGAGCGATTCGAAGACTTGAATGTTCTGATGATTTTCATGCCCGCAATTTTGCGGAGATGATCGTGGATGTCGATATCGGCAAAGGTGCCAGGCGGAAATCTCCAGCGTTTCGCATAACCAGAGATGGCTTTGCGTTCTTGTGCATGGGCTTCACCGGCAAAGAGGCGGCCAAATGGAAAGAGGCTTACATTCGTGCTTTCAACTGGATGGCAGAGCAACTGTTCAAGCGCTCGATGGACTTCGCCGCCCTGCGCAACGAACTGATGGCGGAGTACCGACAAGAGAGAGGGATTGCCAGCCTGGCCGGCAAAACCCTGCGCCGATGGCAGATCAAGGCACCCATCATCGAACAGAAGATCATCGAGGTCGAGCGCGAAGGGCAGCTGCAGCTGTTTCACGCCTGATCCATCCGGAATCTACCCCGACGAACGAAAGCCCGCCACTGAGCGGGCTTCGTCGTTTTAGAACCCCTGCGAGGGGCAGAGACTATGAAAATGCCAGAACGCCCTGAAACTTGGGCTGCGCTGCTTGCGTGGCTGTCTGCGCACTATCCGCAGTTGTACGCCGCCGGCCTGTCCTTTGTGGTCGCGCTGTCCCGGGTGATCTATGGCGGTGGAACGCGGCGCCAGGCGCTGCTCGAGGCAACGCTCTGCACCTTGATTACCTTGGGCCTGATTCCGGTCCTTGAGTGGTTTGGCCTGCCACAGAACATGGCTACCGCTGCTGGGGTGTTCACCGGCTTCCTAGGAGTGAAGAAGATCGCCGAGTTCGCTGACCGGATCGCCGACTGGAAGTTTCCGCGTCGGGGGGCTGGCGAATGAAGATCACCGCAGATCAACTCGACCGCGCTACCGGGTGCGGTGTTGCTACTGCCTCGACTTGGGTCGAACACATCAACGGCGCCATGGCCCGGTTCGAGATCAACACGCCCGAGCGTGTGGCGATGTTTCTCGCCCAGGTCGGGCACGAAAGCCAGAGCCTCAAGCGCCTGGTCGAGAACCTGAACTACTCCGCCGAGGGGCTGCTCAAGACCTGGCCGAAGCGGTTCGCGCCGGTAGAGGCTCGCCAGTATGCCCGCCAGCCCGAGCGCATCGCGAACCGCGTCTATGCCAACAGGATGGGCAATGGTTCGCCGGATACGGGCGATGGGTATCGATACCGGGGCCGCGGCCTGATCATGATTACGGGCCACGACAACTACGCCGAAGCCGCCCGCGCCCTGGCGCTGCCACTGGTGGCGCAACCGGAACTGCTGGAGCAACGGACCTGGGCAGCCATCGCCGCGGCATGGTGGTGGAAGTCGAGGGGTTTAAACGATCTGGCGGACCAAGGTCGCTTTGAAAGAATCACCCTCCGCATAAACGGAGGGTTCGCAGGGGCAGAGGATCGTAACGCACGAGTTGAATGGGCGCGAGCCGCCTTAGTGCGGGTGTGATGAGGCTATTGCTGTTGAAGGCGTTCAAATAAGCACGTAGGCAGATTTTGCCCACGGGCGTTGCACTCTGCATTTTCCTCAATAATGCCCTGAACAAAGCTGCCAGCGATCAGGCCCAACAGCGCAGCGATAGCGATGTGGGGTTTAACACGGTCAGTAGGCATGGGCTGGCCCTTGAGCCAGGAGTCCGCGCAACGAGCCCCGTACGAAGTGAGGTAGAGGGCAATAAGTGCGGCAATACCAAGCGCGGAGTAGAGACCGAGTGAAAAAAGGCTGAAAGCTGCGAAGAACTCCATAGAACCTCCTGGTAGTGATGGTCAATGGCGGCACGATGAAAGTGCCGATTTGAGCTTAGCAAATGCTTGGCTGGTCATCAGAAAAAGTCGGTGCGGGCAACGGGTAATTAGTCAGCGTGGATACGTAAAGATGAATTTGAAGTTCTGGTCTATTGCTGCCCTTGGTGTCGCGCTGTTGCTTTGGCGGATGGATCACTTGAGGCTCCAGCTTGCCGCTGATAGAGGTCGCGCCACCGTCGCCGAGCAGGAGCGTGACCGTAATCAGCAGATGATCGACCTGCAGGCCGGCGTTCTCGCTGAACAGCAACGCCAACTCGGCCGCGTCGCCGACATCGAACTGCAAACCCGACAACTCGGCCAAGCCCTGGAGGTCCAGGGCGCGCGCCACGCTGCGGCGTTACGGGAGTTGAAAGAGAATGACCAGGCTGTTCGCGACTGGCTGCGTGCTGGCATCCCTGCTGGCCTTGGCCGGATGTACGCCCGCCCCGAAACCACTGACCCCAGCGCCTACCGCGCAGCAGGCCAAGTGCCCGCTGACGCCGTGTCGGCTCCCCGGCCGTCCGCCGCTAGCGAACGGTGAAGATGCAACCGCGGCGATCGATGCTGTTGAGGCTGCGTTGACAGCGTGCGCGGTCCAAGTCCTGGACTGCATCGAGCGTCAGCGAGTGGATGAGCGATGAGAGGCAGTATCTCCGCTCGAGACCTCGATGATGCGGTGGCGTCTCTACGGGTCCTCTGTGGCGACCTGCCGAACAAAGTGTTGGCCGACGCCTTGAACCACACCGCGAACCAGGCGAATCAGGCCCTGGTCGGGGAGATCGACCAGGTCTTCGACCGGCCGACACCGTTCACCCGTAACGCCATCCGCATCCTGCATGCCACCTCACGCCGGCTTGAGGCGGCCTTGTGGGTGAAGGACGAAAAGGACCATGCCTCGAAGGGGCAGGCACCGGAGGACTGGGTAGCTCCCCAGGTCTTCGGAGGGCCGAGGGTGGACAAGGCGTCGGAGCGGAACCTCCGGGCCCGGGGCATCCTGCCGGCGGGCATGTTCGTGGTTCCAGCGGAGGGCGCCCGGCTGGACCAGTACGGCAACATGAGCCGCGGCCAGATGATCCAGATCCTTTCCGGCCTAGGCGCCCTGGAATACCGAGCGGGGTTCAAAGGAAACGCCACCCAGTCGGCGCGTTCCTTGGCGAGGGGACACCAACTCGCGTACTTCGTGATGCACCGTGGCCGCCGACCGATTGGCATCGCCGAGCGCCGTGGACGGACGTTGACTATGGTCCTTGCCTTCGTCCGCCAGCCTCAGTACCGCGTGCGCTTCCAATTTCACGAAGTCGTTCGGCGTGTTGCCGAGGACGACGCGCGCCTAGAGGCGAACATCGAGCGGGCCCTGGCGAAAGCGTTGCGTTCAAGTTCGTGACAAGAGGAGTTGGTAATGGAAATTCAAGTACGAAACGAGGTAGGAGATCTGATCTGGTCAAGAAACTCCGTAGGAGGGCTGACCAGCCAAGCCTACGGAGTGGATGGAACTTTACAGCAAATTGAGCAGGCGCTTGCTTTGGCCCTTGCGCAATGCAGGGGGGAGCTAGCTGTTGCTGTGGATGGTTATCGAATGGGTGATGCGAGCGGATCCTCCGCCCAAGTCAATGGTGATGTTCCAGTATCCGGTGTGAGGCACAGTGATGCGAGCGGGTAGTCGTTCATAAAAACCGCCGTAGTAGGTGTGCCTGCGGCCGTTCTTGAAGTTTGAAAATTGCGTGTCGGTGGTAAGGCGAACATTACATTGATGAGAGCAGTTGACTTCGACAACATCGCCCTCGTTCAAGTATTTGCGGCTGTGCAAGAACTGCATGTGGTCTCCTTGTCATGTTGGCAGTGATACTGCATTGACATTACCACGAGGCTTGTCTCTTCGGCTCTTTCTAGTCCGGATGTACGTTCGGCCCGCAGGACTGAGGATGAGGGCGTGACGTGCTACCCGAAAAGCACCGGGGGCCCCTGAAGCGTGGCCCTTGGAGAGGGTAATTCGAACCTCGTTCCCGCTCTACATACAGAATTTTTCCAGAGGTTGGTTGTTGTTTTGTCATGAGCACAGAAGACCTCCAGAAAAAGCGCGGCTGGCTGAACAAGTCGGAAATGGCCGCGAGCCTCGGTATTTCACCTCAAGCCTTTGACCGATGGGGGGTTGCCCCTGTCTCCAAGGTTGGCCGCGAGGTGTTCTACACCGCAGAGGCGGTGCTACGGAACCGACTCGAGCACCAGGCTCGGAAACAACAACCAGCGGGGATGGATGCCGAGGGTATTGATCCGCTGGCCGAACAGAAGCTGGTACAGGAGCGTTTGCGGCTGACGGCGGCGCAGGCGTATGCGCAAGAGCAGAAGAACCAGGTCAATGACAAGCAGTTGGCGCCGGCTGATTTCGCCATATTCGCGCTGAGTAAGCTGGCTGCGCAGATCGGCTCGATCCTTGACACCGTGCCGCTGAAGATTCGCCGCCGCCATCCCGACCTGGAGGCGCGTCACATCGAATCATTGCAACGAGAGGTCGCCTTGGCGCGAAACACCGCCGCCGAGTTGGGCGAACAACTGCCGGAGTTACTGGATGAATACCTCAGCACCTTGGATGGATAGCCTGCAAAAGGCGGTGCGGCGGGGACTCATGGCGCTCTACAAGGAGCCGCCGAAGACGCCGGTGGAGTGGGCCAACGAGCACTTCTACCTGTCTAGCGAATCGTCCTATCAGGAGGGACGCTGGGAGACGTTACCGTTCCAGGTAGCGATCCTGAACGCGATGGGTAACGACGAGATCCGTACGGTCAACGTGCTCAAGTCGGCACGGGTCGGATACAGCAAGATGCTGCTGGTGGCGGCGGCCTACCAGATCGAGCACAAGCGGCGGAACATCCTGTTCCTGGTGCCCAGCGATGCGAGTGCCGCCGAGTTCATGAAGTCCCAGATCGAGACCATGGTGCGGGACGTACCGCCATTGCGAGACTTGGCGCCGTGGTATGGCAAGGCGAACCACCGTGACAGCACGTTGAACCTGAAACGCTTCAGCCATGGTAAGCAGCTCTGGTGCCGGGGCGGCAAGGCAGCGAAGAACTATCGCGAGTTGTCCGCCGATACAGTCATCTACGACGAACTGGCGGCGTTCGATTCGGACGTGGAGAAGGAAGGTTCGCCGCTGTTTCTGGGTGATAAGCGGATCGAGGGTTCGACGTTTCCGAAGTCGATTCGTGGTAGCACGCCGAAAATTCACGGCCCCGTGGATGAGGGCGGCTGCCAGATGGAGACGGCGGCCAATGCTTCTCCGCATCTAATGCGTCTGCATGTGCCTTGCCCGCATTGTGGCGCCGAGCAGGCGCTGAAGTGGGGCGGCAAGGATTGCGCCTTTGGCATCAAGTGGGATGGGGATAATCCATCGGCTGCTTGGTACGTGTGCGAAGCCAATGGTTGCGTTGTGCAGCAGCATGAAATGCAGGCCCAGCAGTCGAAAGGCCGCTGGATATGCGAGCGGACAGGCATCTGGACGCGAGACTCGCAGGATTTCTTCGACGCGGACGGAGAGACGATCCCTGTTCCTGACTCGCTGAGCTTCCATGTTTGGACGGCGTACAGCCCGTTCGTATCGTGGGGGCGCATCGTGCTGGACTTCCTGCAGGCGAAGAAGGATGTCAACGGTCTGAAGACCTGGACCAACACCACCCTCGGGGAGACCTGGGTGGAGGATCAGGGGGACAAGATCGAGTGGGAACTTCTCTATGGTCGTCGTGAGGTCTGGAATCATCTCCCCTCTAGAGTGGTGGCCCTGACGGGGTTCATCGACACTCAGGACGATCGCTACGAGGCGCGTATCTGGGCGTGGGCTGCGGGCGAGGAAGGTTGGCTGGTGGATCGTTGGATCCTGTACGGCGACCCTGCGAGTCAGGAGTTGAAGCGCAAGGTTGGGCTCAGGCTTCACCAGCAGTACCAGCGTGAAGATGGTGTGAGCATGCGGGTGGCCCTGTGGGGATGGGATTCGGGCGGCCACCATCGTGATGATGTGTACGCCGAAAGCAAGAAGCATGGTCTTCTCTGGGTGATACCGACCAAGGGGCACAGTGTTTACGACAAGCCGATTGCCGACTTCCCGCGCAAGAAGAACAAGGATGGCGTCTACCTGACCATGATCGGCACGGACAACGCCAAGGAACTGATCTACAGCCGCTTGAAGCTGCAGCCCCAACCCGGCGCCATCGTGCCTGGGGTATTGCACCTGCCGGCCAACGACGACATCTGCGATGAGAGCGAGCTCAAGCAGCTCACCGCGGAAACCAAAGTGATGAAGATCGAGAAGGGCAAGCGGGTGTACCGCTGGGATGACAAGGGAAGGCGCAACGAGGCGCTGGACTGTGTGGTCGGCGCCCTGGCGATGTTGCGTGTGGCGCAGCAGCGCTTCGGCCTGGTGCTTGAGGTTCCATCCACAGCCGTTACGGCTCCATCGCCTGTGGTGACAAGCAAACGCCGCAGCACCGGCAGCGGCTATCTGAAACAACGTCGATAACCACGCGAGGCGGATATGACCGAAGCGCAGCAACGGTTGGCGGATGTGCGCGCGGCCATCCATGACATTCTCACCAAGGGGCAGACCATCACCAAGGATGGTCGCAAGCTTGAGCGCGCGCAGTTGGCGAGTCTGCGGATGCTGGAAAGCCAGTACGTGGCAGATGCGGGACAGGAGTCGGCGCTCAGTGGTCGGCGCTCCCGGGTGTGTCGGCTGTACCCTGCCGGGAAGGGGGTGTGATGGCCAGGTATCCTCATCTGACCCGGGCGGGCTTCATGCTTCCAGACCGGATTAAGAACAGCTATGACGGTGCCGGAACAGGCCGCCGCGCGCAGAACTGGGATGCGCCGCCGGGCTCGATCAATACCTTGTCGCTCCCTGCACTGCCACTGCTACGCAAGCGCTCCCGAGCTGCGACGCGCAACGACCCCTACGCGGGTGGTGCGATCGACACGCGGGTGAGCAACCTCATTGGTTCCGGCATCGTGCCAATGCCGACGACTCAGGACAAGGCGCTGCGGCGGTTGTTGCTGGAGCTCTGGCTGGACTGGACCGACGAGTCGGATGCCGACGAGCGGACCGACTTCTATGGACAGCAGGCACTGGCGGCGCGAATGGTCGAGGAGAGCGGCGAGTGCTTTATTCGTCTGCGCCCGAGGCGGCCGGAGGACGACCTAGCCGTGCCGTTGCAGTTGCAATTGCTGCCTGCCGAGTTCGTTCCGGTCGAGAAGAACGAGGTGGCACGCAACGGTAATTTGATCCGGGCCGGCATTGAGTTCAACGCCCTGGGCAAGCGGGTGGCGTACTGGATGTATCGGCGTCACCCCGGCGACAGCGCAGTGATGGCGGCGGGCTACAACCAACTGGTGCGGGTGCCGGCCAGCGAGGTACTACACGTCTTCGAGCCGTTGGAGGCAGGACAGTTGCGGGGGGTTCCCCGACTGTCTCGGGTTCTACTGCGGCTGCGCTCGTTGGACAACTTCGACGACGCGGTGCTGTTCCGCCAGGAGGTAGCCAATCTGTTCGCCGGATTCATTACTCGGCCGAGCCCAGGCGACTTGCCTCCCATCGATCCCATCAACGGTGGACCGGTGCGTATGGACGGTGACGGCTTCACGCCGATGGTGGGATTGGAGCCGGGCACCATGCAGGAGTTGCTGCCAGGCGAGCAAGTGGAGTTCTCCAAGCCGCCGGAGGCTGGTAACAACTATCCGGACTTCATGCGGCAGCAACTCCAGGCTGCGGCGATGGGAACTGGAGTGCCCTACGAGCTGTTCACCGGCGATCTGAGGAACGTAAATGACCGGGTGATCAGGGTAGTGCTCAACGAGTTTCGCCGGCGCCTGGAACAGCTTCAGTTCAGCGTCTACATCCACCAGCTTTGTCGACCGGTGAGGGCGGCGTGGATGGACATGGCGTACTTATCCGGTGCCTTGGATCTACCCGACTACGCACGCCGACGGCGCGAGTATTTGCGCACTCGCTGGGTGCCCCAGGGGTGGGAGTACATACACCCAGTGCAGGACGTGCAGGGCAAGGTTCTAGAGATCCAGGCGGGGTTGGCCTCGCGTAGCGAGGTAGTGCTGCGCAAGGGCTATGACGCGGAAACCATCGACGAAGAAAACGCTGCAGACCAGACACGTGCCCACGAGCTTGGTCTCAACTACACAACGGCTCCGGGGTCGCCGGATCCCGCCGATGAGGAAACACCATGACCGAACAATCAGCGCTTCGTGCGCAGGCGCTTGCACTCGGCCTGCACATTTTCAACAAGGTCCCGGATGTACCGGCGCCCCAGGACGAGACCTGGTACCGCATCAAGGCTGCAGCCGAGGGTGAGCCGGACCAGGCCATCGAGGTCTACATCTACGGTGAGATTGGTACTTGGGGGATCACGGCCAACCAGTTTATCCAGGACCTGAAGGCCGTCGACGATGGTTCTTCGCCAGTGCTGGTGGCTTTCAACTCCATTGGTGGCGACCTATTCGACGGACTGGCGATCCACAACGTGCTCAACCGCCTGGGCGAGCGCTGTACCGCCCGCATCGATGCACTGGCGGCGAGTGCGGCAAGCGTGGCGGCCTGCGGCGCGCATCGGTTGGAGATGGCTTCCAATTCCATGCTGATGATCCACAACCCCTGGACCTGGGCCGGCGGCGATGCCGACGATCTGCGCAAGGTGGCCGAGGTGCTGGACCAGACGCTGGAAGCCATCGTCGCCTCCTACAAGCGCAAGGCGCCCGAGATCGACGATGGTGAGCTCCGGCAGATGATCAAGGACGAGACTTGGCTGACGGCCAGTGAGGCCAAGACGCTTGGACTGTGCGACGAAGTGCTGGACGGGGTGGCTGTGAAGGCGGTGGTGGGAGATGGCGGTGCGTTGCGTAAGTACCGCAATACTCCCCAAACGCTGCTTGCTCAACTCGATAAGCCGCCACTGAGCGATACACCTGCAACGACAGCGGGCCCTGTTCCTGAACATGACCCCGAACCCCCTGTAACCCAACCCACTGCCGCCGCCCTGGCAGCACGGATTATCCGTAGCTGCTCGGAGGCCGGTATCAGTAACCTCGTGGAGGCCCTGAGCGTGTCTGGAGACCTGAAAGACGAGGCGAGTGTGGATGCAGCGGTCATCCGGGCCAAGGCGGTCCGCGATCTGTGCGTCAGTGCGCGCCTGCCGGAACTTGCCGCCGACTATGTGAAAGCTGGCCTCGAACCAGACGCCGTACGCGCCAGGCTGTTCGACAAGCTGGCTGGCAACGGCTTCGGCGAAATCATCAACACCCCGCCGCTCGAGGATGATCCGACGCCCCCCAGCAAGGCCAGGGCTGCGACGCCGTCGAAGGTGTACGCCGCGCGTCGGGCTGCCCAAACCGCTAAACCCAAGGCTTCGAAAGGAGAAGCATGATGACCAAAACCGAAGGCTTTCACGCCGGTGAGTTCCTCCTCTCGGAGGGGGCCGGTTCCATTTCCCGCGAACAGGTGACCCTGGCCGCTACCGCGAAGGCCCTGCCAGCCGGCCAGGTGCTGGGTATCGTCACGGCGTCGGGCCAATACGCGCCCTACGACGATGCGGCCACAGATGGCACCGAGGTGGCGGTGGCGATCCTGTATGCGCCCAAGCCGGCCTCGCCCGATCCCCAGGCGGTGACCGTGATTGCTCGTCTGGCCGAGGTGATCGATGTGGCGCTGACGGGTTTGAACGACGCTGCCCGTGGCGACCTCAAGGCCCGCAACCTCATTGTCCGCACCGGTACGCCGTACTGACCGGCCCCTTTGAGTCCTCCCGAAGCCCCGCACCCGCGGGGCTTTTCATTTTCTATGGAGCAAACAATGGCTGACATCAACGTCTTCGAAGACGAGGCGTTCAGCGTCTCGTCCCTCACCGCTGCGATCAACGAAGCCCCCGAGGTGCCTGGCCGTCTGGCGGCTCTGGGTCTCTTCGAGGAAGAGGGCAGCACCACCATCACCCAGCAGATCGAGAAGGACGGCGATACCTTGCACCTGGTGCCGGCCGCCGATCGTGGCGCGCCGGGCCTGGTGGTCACCGGCAGCAAGCGCGTGCTGATTCCGTTCAACAACGTGCACCTGCCGCAGACCTTCACCATCCTCGCCGACGAGATCCAAGGCATCCGTGCCTTCGGCGAGCAAACCGAGCTGCAGGCCGTGCAGGACGTGGTGAACAAGCGTCTGGGCAAGATGCGTCGTCAGCTCGACGCCACTCACGAGCACCAACGGATGGGCGCGGTGCTCGGTACCATTCTCGATGCCGACGGCAGCACTGTATTGCTCGACCTCTACGACCGCTTCGGTATCAGTGCTCAGGTCGTTCAGATGGAGCTAGGTAGCGCGACCACCAAGGTACGCCTGAAGGCCGGCGAAGCACTGGACGCGCAGGAGGATGCCCTGGGCAACATCCCCAGCAGCGGCTCGCGCGCGCTTTGTGGGAAGAACTTCTGGAATGCGCTGATCACCCACAAGTCGGTGGAGGAGACCTACCTCAACACCATGCAGGCCTCCCAACTGCGCGGTGATGCACGCGAGGAGTTCGAGTTTGGCGGCGTGATCTGGGAGCGCTACCGCGGCAAGGTGGGCGGTCGCTCCTTCATCCCAGATGATGAGGCACGGCTTGTGCCTATCGGAGTGCCGGAGCTGTTCCTGAGCATCTTCGCGCCGGCCAACTACATGGAGACCGTCAACACCCTGGGCCTGCCGTATTACGCCAAGCAGGAGGTCATGCCGTTCAACAAGGGCGTGGCTGGCGAAGCGCAGTCGAACCCTCTGCATATTTGCACCCGTCCTCGCGCAGTCATCAAGCTGGTGAAGTAGTGGCTGGCTTTGTCCAATTGGTCGCCGACATGGACGAGATCATCGCCGACGTCCTCGGCGATGGTGAGTTTGGCTACCTGGACCGTTCTGGCCGGCAGGTCGGCAATGCTGCGGTGATCGTCGAGGAAGGCGTGGAACGCATGGAAGCCGGCGCCTTGGATCGGTACCGGACCATTGCGTGCCGCAAGGCGTTCTTGCAGCCCCTTGATCGCAAGGGGGCGTTCCTCGATTCCGATGGCCAGGTCTGGCGCATCGACGGCATCCATGCCGACGACGGCGACTGGATCACTTTCTACGTGGTGCCCGAATGAGCGACGTGATCGATGTACAGACCGCAGTCATCGGCCAGTTGCTGGACCTGCTCGCCGCGGTTCCGGTGTTCGGCGATACCGTCCGCGAGGACTGGGTGGCCGGGGTGCTCGACGCCGAGGACAGCGACGAGCCCGAACGGCTGATCATCCTGCAGGAAGGGGACACCGTGGAACGAGACCGGTCGCCGGGTAGTGTCGTGGAGGAGTGGACCGTGAACATCGTCCCGATGGCGCGCGGCAGGGACGCCGCCCAGGCGTTGCGCGAGGCGCGCCTGGCGATCAAGCGGGTGCTCAAGGGCCACAAGGCCGGGCTGACGGTGCCCGGCCTGGTGCGTGTCG